TGTTCGCAGCAAGTATGAAAGAGGATGAGAGTTTAGAAATATGCAAAGGAAATGAATAGAGGTGTTTTTATAAACAATGAATAAATGCCAATGTTGTGCTAAACAATTTTATTGCAAAAATTTCAAGAAAATGGAAGATTGTAAAGAATATTATAGTTTTCGATATGTTAAAGATCATGGAGTACCAAGGAGGATTGAAAATGAAGGAAGGAACTAAGATAATTGTTTACTATGTAGAATCAGCATACAATACAAGTAAGAGATTAAAAAAAACAAAAGAAGGTACTTTTATTAAAGAATATAATAGTTACATACAATTTTATGACAAATACAACATAAGAAGAAGTATAATGAAACAAGATTTAATAGATATAGAAAGGATTGAAGATTAATGAAACAAAAAGTAGTACAATTTAATGAAAATCATAAATGGTGTGGAGCATTTGGATTTATAGAAGAAATAAAAAATGAAAGAATAATGGTAGGAGTTCCTGTTCCTCAACAAGGAACTGCATATATATTCTGTACCAAAAATGACTTCGACATAATAGGAGAAACAGACTTATTACCAGCAGGAGAGTGATAAATAATATGAAATATAAAATAAATAAGGATCTTAAAGAAAAAATGCTTACAGAAATAGAACAATATGACTATAACTTAAAATTATTTAAGCAGCTTCAACAACAAAATGAAAGTAGTACAAGACGATTATTATTTATTGAGCATAAGTTGAATTGTGTTGAGAGTGCATATAATCAACTAGACAACTTTGAAAAAGAAGTATATGATTATATATTCAAGAAACATTATAATTGGTTATATTGTGAATCAGTTAAGCAAATCAACAAGAATACATATTATCATGTTTATAATAAAAGTTTATATTTATTGGCAAAAGAAATAGGGGAAATTTAATTTCTCTTTTTTTATATCTAAATTGCAGAAAAATCAGGGAAAATTTATATACTTTTTTATGGTATATTACATATAGTAGCAATGAAGCAGTAAATTGCTTAAAATTGTTTGAAGTCGTTATTGAAGTCGCTATTGCTGCGACTTCTATTTTTATTTGGATATAATTGGCTAGGCAATTATATGACCTCCTTTCGCCATAAATAATATTGAATATGTAAGCCATAAATACCTTAAAATGTTATTTTTTTTTGAACTACCTAGCAAGTTCTTTAATAAGATATTAAAGTTTAAATGTTATACAATTGTTTTTTATAATTATTTTATAAAAAGCCCCTTAAAATTTACACAGCAGGATTTCCCATTCCTGCTTATATTTTTAAATGTAAGTAGAATATAGTGGCATATAAAAATGATGCGTGTTCTAAAAAGGTCTACACTTGATTGTCTATATCGTTTCAAGTTCAGCCACGCGAAAGAGATATAGTATTATATGCAGGAGTTGCTACCATAAGACATATATAAACCTTTATGCCATTATATTGTGTTTATAAAGAAAGGATAACAATATGCAAACAATAAATGTTTTAGGAACAGAATATACAATAATTGAAATAAATGAAGAGAGCGAAAAAAGGCTAAAAACCACTTGGGGATTTTGCGATTTTAATACCAAACAAATATATATAAACGAGGATATAAACAAAGAAACAGAAGAAAGTTGCAAAAATCTTGAATATTTTAAAAAGAAAGTAATAAGACATGAAATAATCCACGCATTTTTATATGAAAGCGGATTACATGAAAATAGTAGTGATATAAGAGCATGGGCTGAAAATGAAGAAATGGTAGATTGGTTTGCTATTCAAAGTCCAAAGATTTTTAAAATTTTTAATGAATTAAATATTCTATAGAAAGAGGTATTAAAATGGGAGATAAAGAATTTATAGATTTATGCAAGTTAGAAGTATGTAAATATCACAATAATAAAGTTGATACTTTAAAAGAAGAAGATAATTTTATACATCCAGAAGATGTATATATAGTTTGGATATGTAAAGTATTGCAAAATAACAAAGCATTAGCAAGTACAAATATACCAGATGATATGTATTATGAATTAACATATAACGGAGATAAAAAAGAATTGTATGTTGATGCGTATAAGAAAGAAGAAAATATAGTTGTGAAAGTTGAGGATTAATAATGAAAGTAATGATTAGTCAACCTATGAGAGGTAAGACAAACGAGCAAATAAAAGCTGAAAGAGCAGAAATTGTAAAACAATTAGAAGCGGATGGACATGTAGTAATAGACACAGTATTTGATACAACTCCAAAAGGAGTAAATGAAGCAATATATTATTTAAGTAAGTCAATAGAATTGTTAGGACAAGCAGATGGAGTTGTATTTATGCCAGGATGGAATACTGCAAGAGGATGTATTATAGAACATCAAGTAGCAAGTTCATATAATAAATTTATTAAATATCTCTAAAAAATGACGAGAAATAACTCAGTTGGTTAGAGTAGTCGTCTTATAAGCGACAAGTCGTACGTTCGAGTCGTACTTTCTCGACCAAAGGTATTAAAGTACTAGGCAACATTAATATATTTATAGTTAGTGTATTATTTGTTTTTTTGTGTCAATTACAACATATAACACATATTTTGTAAAAATGGTATCAAGTTTTGTTTTAGTTATATCCTAGTAAATAACTAATTAATCTAAAAGGCAAGGTGGTATATATGACAGAAGCTCAAAAAAGATTTTGTGATGAATATGTTATAGATTTTAATGGAACAAGAGCATACAAAGCAGCATATCCAAATTGCAAAAAAGATGAAACTGCAAAGGCAGCTGCAAGTAGGTTGTTAACGAATGTTAACGTAACACAATATATTCAAGAACAAAAAGAAGAATTAAAAGAAAAAATAAACGTAACTAAAGAACAAGTCATAAATCAAATAGCAAGAATTGCTTTTGGAGATATTAGAAAACTTTATAATGAAAACGGAGGATTAAAGAATATCCAAGATTTAGATGATGATGCAGCAGCAATAGTAGCAGGAATTGAAACAACAGAAGAATTTGATGGATATGGAGAAGATAGAGAACAAATAGGATATACAAAGAAAGTTAAGATAGCAAGTAAAGATAAGGCATTAGATATGTTAGGAAAGTATTTTGGAATATTCACAGAAAAAGTAGAAATAAATTCGGACAAACCTTTTGAAGTAAATATAAACGTAAAAAAATAGTACTTTTCTAATATTATGGTAACAATTATGTTAAAAAACAGAAATGATAATATATTAGATAAAAATTAAAAAGCTTTAAAAGACAATTCTAAAAGTCTAAATCCGTATTTTTTTGATAATATTTTGTCAATTCTTTACATAAAACGAAAGGAGTTTCAAATGGATATAGATGTTACTGAAAAACAAAATTCTTTTATGAACTCTACAGCTTTTGAAACTTTATTCGGTGGAGCAGCAGGAGGAGGAAAAAGTTTTGGACAACTTGTAGATGCTCTAGTATTTGCTTTAAAATATCCTAAGTCAAAGCAAATCATTTTTAGAAGAACTTTTGCAGACTTAGAAAAATCTCTTATAAGAGTAAGTCAAGAATTTTATCCTAAAGAAGTAGCAACATATAACTCAGGCAAACACGTTTGGCGATTTAAAAATGGAAGCATAATCGATTTTGGATATATAGATAAAGAAACAGATGTATACCAATATCAATCAGCAGAGTATGATGTAATCCGCTTCGACGAATTAACACATTTTACAGAGTATATGTATGTATATATGATTTCAAGATGTCGTGGAGCTAATCCTTATCCAAAAGCAATAAAGAGTTCTACCAATCCTGGTGGAGTTGGACATAGTTGGGTAAAAGCAAGATTTATTGATATTGGAGAACCTAATGTAGTACATGAAGTAACACTTGAAACAGGAGAAAAAACAACCATAATATTTATTCCTAGTTTAGTACAAGATAATATATTCTTATTACAAAACGATCCAGACTATGTAAAAAGACTTGATGCTTTGCCTGAAAAAGAACGCAAGGCATTAAAGTATGGAGATTGGGATATATTTGACGGACAATTTTTTACAGAATTTGATAGATCAATTCATGTATGTTCTCCTTTTGATATTCCAAAAGATTGGAGAAGATATAGAGCAAGAGATTATGGACTTGATATGTGTGCTGTAATATGGATTGCTATGGATTATAGAATGAATATATATATATATAAAGAACTATACGAAAGCAATTTAATCGTTTCAGAAGCAGGAAGAAAAATAAATGAAATGACAAATGAGAAAATATCTATAGACTATGCTCCACCAGATTTGTGGAATAGAAATAAAGATACAGGTAAAAGTACAGCAGATATATTTGCAGAAAGTGGACAATATCTTACGAAAGCAGATAACAATAGAGTAACAGGTTGGTTAGCAGTACATGAATGGTTAAAAGTTATTGAAGATGAGCAAGGACAAAGGACAAGCAGATTACATATATTCAGTAATTGTGTAAATCTTATAAGGACTTTACCTGCCTTACAATTTGATGAAAAGAATCCAAATGATGTAGCAAACGAACCACATGAACTAACACATATTCCAGATGCTTTAAGATATTTTTGTACTATGTGGCAAACTCCAATGGTTATAAAGAAAACACTACCAAAAGGAACATATACGCCAACAGAGCTAGAAGATTTAGGATATAGAGATACACAAACGCCAATAAAAGTAAATGTAACAAAATCTGTTATGAAAAGGAGAAGATAGTATGAATGTTTTATTAATAATATATCTAGCAATTTTTGACGTAATAACAATAGCAAATATAATAACTATTTTTTATTTTGTTAGAAAGATAGAACGAAATGAAAAAGAACAAAAAAATGTTGTAAAAAAAGCAAGAAGACATCCTTCTGTAAAAACATCTAACTATAATAGCTCTTATAATACAAGAGGATATGATAGATATAAAAATAAAGATGGATTATATGAACCACAAAAACCACACCAAGGAATTGAACTAAAAGCTAAGAAGGAGGAATAGTAAATGGAAGAAAACGAATACCAAAAAATGATAGAGGAAAAGACTTTAAAGAAAAAATCTATAATGAATGACTCTGAATTAGCAGAAGCGGAACAATTTCTTTTATGGTATAGAAGAGCAGACCAAGATAAAAAAAGAATTGGAGTAACGCAAAAGTGGGAAGATGTTGAAAAGTATTGGGAAGGGGATTTTGAATATGAAGACGACCAAGCAGCTCCTAATACAAATATTACTAATTCAAATGTAGAAGGCAAAACAGCTCTACTTTGTGACCAAAATATTGCAGTACAAGTAAATCCTAGAGAACCAGGAGATAAACCTTTCTGCGAAATGGCAAGAACAATAGTTGATTTTATTAAAGAACGTAATAAGATATTCAGAAAAATAGAAGTACACGAAAGACGTAGAGATATGTTCGGTACAGGAATATTCAGAGTTCTATGGGATTTTGACAAATTAGATGGAAAAGGTCTACCTGTTATAACTCCAATACATCCAAGTAGATTATTTGTTGATCCAGCTATAACAGATGTGTACGATATTCAAGAGGCACAATACATAATAGAAGCTAAAAACAAATCAATATATTCTGCAAGAATGGAATATGGAGAAGAAAAAGCAGATGCTATTATACCTAACTTAGATCCAATTGGAAATATATTAGAGAATATAGAAGAAGACCAATATGTACATTTAATGATATGGACTAAGTATAAAGAAAATGGAGAAAAGAAATTAAGACTTGTAGAAATGTCTGGAGATGGAGTAATCCTAAGAGATACAAAAAAAGCTCTACAAGAACATAATAAAAAGCAAGAACTTGAAGACGAAGAAGAAATGTTTTTAGGAAAGAGAAAAGAAAAAAGAAAACCATTAAAGTTATTTCCTAATGACAAATATCCTTATTTCTTAACTCCTGATATGCACAGAGAAAATACTATATGGGGTAAAGGCTCAGCAGAATTAATGTTAGGAATATCAGACCAAATAGATGATTTAGACGATAACTTATTAAGAAATGCAAGACTAACAGGAAATCCAATGGGAATTGCATCAAATAGTTCTGGAATTGATGTTAGTAAGATAACAAATGAACCAGGACAGATTATTCCAACAAATGATATAGGAGGATTTAAGTGGCTAGAACCTCCATCAATACCACAATACATAATAAATAAAAGAACAGAGCTAATGAACAACGACAGACAAATTGTAGGAAGATTTACAGACCAACAGATTGGTAAATCTCAAACAGGAATAGATACAGCAACAGAAGCACTTGCATTGCAGAATAGTGGTAACGCAATGATAGACCATAAAAAAGGATTATTACAAGAAACTCTATCAGAGTTATTTGAATATTGTTTGGAACTTGCTTTACAAAACTGGAATACAACAATGTTATTTAGAATAGTTGGAGATAAAGGAGAAGATACATTCTCAGAATTTAATCCTGATATTTTAAATAATGTTCCTGTAATGATTGAAGCAGACACAGATTATAGAGAAGCATATAGAAAAGAATGGAAAGAAAGAAATCCAGATAAAGATATTATGAAAGACCTTGATCCAAACGAATATAAATATATGCAAGTAGAAGATGAAAATGGAAATAAAGAAACAAGAAAAATACAATATGATTTAGAAATATCTGTAGGAGCAGGACTTCCAAATAATAAAGCTTATAGATATACGATTATAAGACAATCATTCCTAGACCATGCAATTACAACTAAGGAATACAGAGAATATTTAATAAAGCAACTAGGATTAGATGTGCAAGAATATCCAGAAACAATTCAAGAACAACAAGAAATAGGATTAATAGATGAAGAAAATCAAAGATTATTACAAAGTCAACAAATGAATGGAAATGTTGAAGGACTTACACCAAACGGAAGACCATCATTAAATTATATGAGAGGAGCAATGTAAAATGATAGATGTAAAAGAATTAGAAATATTAAATAGAACAACCTGTAAATGTGGACATGAGTTTACTCTAAAAGATATAAAAAGCGTTGAATTTTTACAAGATGCACATGGATTTTATGGAAATCTAGTAAAGCATTATTCGAAAGTTATTTGTCCAAAATGCAATAAGGAAATTATAGTTCTATTAAAACAAGTTGGACAAACATGGGAATTAATGAATACTGCAATTATAAAAGGAAAACAAGACGCAAATAATGAAGAAAATGCCTCTTATATAGAAGAAGAGGCACAAGTGCAACTTATAGAAAACAATCCAGAACGAACAGAAATCGAAAATAAAGAAGAAAATAATCAAAGTCAAGAATTTATATGTCCTGAGTGTAAAAAAGTCTGTAAAAACAAAGTAGGACTTACAGCACACATGAAGACACATCAAAAGTAGTTTATAATTTTTAAAATTATATATTATTAGAGGAGTAAACCTGGCTAAAAATCAAATTAGAGGAAAAAACCTGGCTAAAAATTGAAAGGAGTACAACATGAATGAAAAACAAGAAGGAATCATATTAGAAACAATTGATTCAGAAGCAGAAGGAATTGTCTTGCCTAGTGTTGAAGGAGAAAATGTAGAAACGGAAACAGAAACAATACAGAACACAGATACAGAAACTAATACAACTCCAAATACTGAAATAGACGAAGAAAAGGAAAGTTTAAAAAGAGGAGTAAATGCTGAGCGTTCGAAAAGAAAAGCAGCAGAAAAGAAAGCTAGAGAACTTGAAGATAGAATAAAAGCATTAGAGGAAGCTAATAAAACTCCTGAAAAAACTACCTTAGATACTCTTATAGAAAGTGGCGTAGATGAAAGCATTGCAAAGTCTATTGCTGCAGCTATAGACCAAAAGCAATCTACTAATTCAGAATTAGAAAGAAAGATAGCAAATACTAATTTTGAAATTGCCATAACTAAAAAGAGTAAAGAACAAGGTTTTGAAGATATAGAGGAATATAGTGATGAAATCAAAGAGTTAGTCGATAAAGGACTTTCAATTGAACAAAGCTATTATGCCGTAACCTATAATTCTAAACCTAGAACAAACGACACTAAATCAGAAATAGAACGAAAGTATGAAGCTAAAATGCAAAATAATCAAGCTAGAAAAGAAATTCTAGGAAATTATAATAGCAAATCTGGAGCAAGTGCTACTTCTAAAACTAAAATTAATTTAAG